CAGAAGATTTCCAGCAAAAATTGGGAAGAGGGCTTCAATATTCAGAAGGAATCTGTAAAGTACTTGTTTATTGTTTGAAAAATACTGTACAAGAAGATTGGGTAGAAAATGCTTGTAAGAGTCTTAATCAACACAAGATTAATTATCTAGGATATGATCTTCCCCTAGAAAAAAAGGTGGATTATTTAAAAAGAACTAATCCTGAAAAGGAGTTCTATACTTATTATGGTAGTATATGCTACAAGGAAGGCGAACAAGTCAAATTTTATGGGGATAAGAAAGATAAAGCTTATAATATTCCCAAATACAAATTGACTCCTTTATGATTGAATATAGAGAAAGTAAAGTTTACATAAGAGGAACTGAGAGAGATTTAGAAGAAATAAGGCATTTAGCCAAAGACTTCTCTCCAGGTTCTTCTTTTCTACTGCAAGTACCAGTAGTGGTTGAGGTCTTAATAGACGTTGTGGAAGCGATAGATGGAGCCACTTTTGAGGAAAGATTTAGAAATTTATTCCCAGAAGGGTTTAGTACGCAGCACGGTAAACGATTTAGAGGAAGCCCTAGTAAAGTTAAGGCTAATCTTAAAAGGTTTAAGAAAGAATTCAAATTCGACGATGACATCATTTTAGAATCTACCAAAGCTTATATTGATAAGCAAATAGAACTAGGTAAAAAGCAATATTTACCTCAAGCACATTTTTTTGTCTATCATAGAGATAGAGGAAGTGAATTAGAAGCAGCTATTGAAGCTTATATTCACGGAGATTTAAATGAAGAAAATGATTTCTGGACCTGATATTATAGATGATTTATTTTTTGAGATACAAATAGAGAGAGATAGTCTTTTATATGATGTATCTAAAGGTCTTAGAGGAGAAAACAAAGGTATTCCACTCCACTTAGAAGATTTAGACGAAACTATTTCAGGATTTCAAAGAGGATTTTATTACCTTATAGGTGCAGAATCTGGAGCAGGAAAAACTACTTTAGCTGATGATATTCTTTTGGATGTTTATGAACAAATAAAGAATAAACCTCATACTATACTTTATTATAGTTTTGAGATTTCAAAAACTATGAAAAGAGCTAAAATAGCTTCTTATTATATTGCGAAAAAACATGGAGTAAGGATTAATCCTAAAACTATTTTAGGATTAAAACACACTTTAACTAGAGAGGAAACTTTACTTGTAATTGATGTAGCTCCAGATGTAGATAAGTTTTTTAAAGATATCGTATTTGTTGAAGAAACTATTAATCCAACTGGAATCTATAAAGATATCTTCGCTGAATTAGAGCAAGTAGGTAATTTTCAATACGAAGACTATACAGTAGATGGAAAAGTAAAGCAGAAAATTGTAGGATTTGAATATACTGATAAAGAACATTTCTTTATAGTTATGATTGATCACATTGGGCTTTGTGGAAGTGAAAGAGGCCTTAGTAAAAAGGAAAACATTGATAAGATTTCTGAATACTTAGTATATTTTAGAAATAGAGCTTCCATTTCTCCTATTGTAGTTCAACAATTTAACACTGATTTGATTAATTCTTATCGCTCTCAGGAAAATGAAAATACTATTGCCCCAACTAGATTAGATTTTGGAGATAGTAAATATACCTATAGAGACGCGGATGTAGTATTTGGCCTTATTGACCCTGTAACTTACGCAGTTAGAAATATTGCAGGTTATAATGCTACAAACATGAACAATAAATTAAGAGTTAATTTCTTACTTAAAAATAGATATGGCGAAACTAATAGAAGATGGCCATTGATTATTGACCCTATTGGAGGTAAATTTACAGAATTACCTCAAAACCCTACTGCTGAAAAGATCACAGAAATAAATAGAATATGCGAAAGTTTGTAATTTACGATTGGATGAATTATGTAATGGATAATGCAGAACACTGGTTCTATGTTAATCTAGAACATATTAATCAAAACTCGGCTGAGACATTTCCTCTTGGAGAAAAAATCCTTCAAGTATTAGAAAATAAAGAAACAGTTATTTTCTACGACTTTGAGACAGATGCAATTATTGGTAAATTAGATATTTCTACTCTTGAAGATAGAATAATTAAGTTTACAAAAAAGTACCCACATTATGGTCAAGAAATATTTGAAAAGAAATTTTCTAAAGAAGTAGCTGATCTTTTTTGTCAGTATATGATAATTGGTAGATTAAAACATGGAATTAAAGAAAGTTTTTAAAGAAAGTGTTCTGGATTATCCTAGACATTTAGTTGTCTATGCTAAACCTAAAATGGGAAAGACTGATTTAATATCTCGTCTTCCTGATTGTGCTTTAATAGATATTGAAGATGGTACAGAATACGTAACTGGTTATGTTCATAAAGTATATGACCCAGATCCTATTAAGACGCTCGCAAATTTAGACCAAGTATTAGATTGGTTAATAAAAGAAAAACCATATAAGTATGTTTCTTTCGACACTATGACTAAACTCGAAGAGTGTACTATTATTCAAGGTACTCTCGATTATATGAATTCTAGCCAAGGTAAGAAATTTAATGTAATTGATGAGGATCTAATAGAAAGCATTAAAAAAACAAACCCAGAGGAGGCAAAGAAATATGAAAAAGTAAAAGGAGCAAAGTTACCTCACACTAATCCTCACTTTAAGGTAGTAGAAACACTTCCTGAAGGCTATGGGTATAGATGGTCTAGAGAAGCTTTTAAGAGATATTCAGATAAGATGATTGAAACTAAAGCTGGAAGTTCTGTCTCAGGAAGAGAAATTGATCTAACAGGTAAGTTAAAAAGTATTACAGCATCATTTAATGACAGTATTGCTTATTTAACTAGAAATAAAGCAGGTAATACATGTCTGTCTTTCAAAGCAGGAGAAGCAGTAGCCGAAGGTACTAGAGATACTAGGCTAAGTAATAATGAATTCGAAATAGGCTTTTGGAACAAACAGTCAGGTAATTACTCAAAGGTGGATTGGTCACCTATCTATCCAGATGAACAACCAATAAAATATTAATTATGTTTACATTCGGAGTAAAGCAGTCTACCAGAACTGCGCAAGAAGACCCTTTTAATGGGGATCTAGTCCTTACAATTAAGGCACTAGTATCAAAGAGAAGCAATATGGTTTTAAGTTCAGGAGCTATGTCAGCTATGGGAGCTCATAGAGACGAGAACTCACAGGAACAAATTTCAGTAGCAGTAGATGAGGAAGGAAATTATCATTTATTTATTAACAATGGAACTATCACAGGAGCTCCATCAGTTAAACTTAATAAAAATGGTACCTTTAGTGATAAAGAGACTTTCAATGCTTTTGTAGAAAAGTTTAATCTAAATACAGATAATGATAATCATCTTAACTTAGAATTCTTTCCACAAGAAGAAGTAGCAGTAGCTCTTTATAGAATAGCAGGAAGTTATTCTCAACAAGAACAAGAAACAAATTTAACAACAAATACTCCAATACTGGAGCCACAAGAATCATTAATTTAATATGGCAGTTAAAGGAAAAGAAGTAGAAGGATTCAGTCTATGGACTGGAAGATGTAACATGAAAGTAGTTTCTATTAATCCAAATTTGGAAGAAATAATAGAACTTACTGGGTTAGAAAATCCTAGAGATCCTGAATATTCAGGAGTAACGCAAGAAGGTAATGCTAAATTAAGATTAGATGTATATTTAAAGAATCCAGAATTAAATATTTCAGCAAAAGCTGTATTTTGGTTAGAAGATGAGCCTCAGGTATCCAAAAGAACTGGAAGTACTCAATACGTAAATAGTGTCGGTAATTCTATTTGGTCTAAGGAAAGCCCTGAATCTAATCCAAATCTTTCTTGGTTCTGGAACAGAGATTACAGAGAGGCTTTTAAAGGAGAAGCTTCTTTATACACTTTCTTACAAGCTTGGTCTAATATTGACACAAGAGCTGAAGACAGTGAAGTTAAATTAGAAACTCCTTTCAGCGATATCGTAGGTGGAGACCTTTCTGAACTTAATACCTTGGTTGAACAACTATTTGATAATGAAGTAGGAGTACTGTTAGGTGTTAAAGATGGTAAATATCAGGTAATATATGGAAACGCATATGTTCCTGGTAGTATTAATTCTAATAAGAGAATTGAAAACCAACTTGAGAATGACAGTAAAGGTGGGTATGACTGGCAAGCTAGTTATCAAGGAAGTCTAGAACTACAGAAGTATACTGGCCAACCAGAGCCTACTAACACTGTATCTTCAGATACTATTGACGTAGAAGCTGTATTAGGTCAGTGATAACTAAGGAAAATATCCTCAATTTATTATCAGAAGAAGAAATCTTTGAAAGATATCTAGGAATGAGTGTTCAGTTTACTAAGGGGGTAACTAATCCCCTTAGAACTGACAACTCTCCTGATTGTTATTTTATAATAGGTAGAAAGAAAATATTCTTTATGGACTATGCTCAACCAGACTATGGTGGAGATTGTTTTGAAGTTTGTGCTATTTATTACAGATATCAATTACCTGGAGATTTTTATAAAGTTCTTCAAGAGATCAACCGAGATTTTAATTTAAATTTAGAAAAAGAAACAGTTCAGCCTACAAGGCCAAAAAGAAAAGATTTTGAAAAAAAGTATATCCCTAAGCCCAGAGCTAGGATAAAAGCCAAAATAAGAAAATTTGATAGAGAAGATCTTGAATATTGGGAACAGTATGGAATTAAAGAGGAAACTCTTCGCAAATATAAAGTTTTTAGAGCAGATTTTGTCTGGATAAATGGAGACCCTTACTATGAATATAGTACAGAAAAATGTTACGTCTATCTTTTCTCAGACAACACTTTAAAAATATATAGACCTAGTAAAATCTCTTATAAATGGAGAACTAATAGTCTAATTACCCAAGGTTATGATCAACTTCCTGAAAAGGGAGAATTATTGATAATAACTAAATCTCTTAAAGATGTCATGACTTTACATGATATGGGTTATATTGCAATAGCCCCTCAAGCAGAGGGCCATACAGTACCAGAAATTCAAGAACTAAAAGAAAGATTCGAAAGAATTGTAGTATTTTTTGACAATGATATTCCTGGAGTTAAAAGTAGCATTAATCTAACTAAAAAGTTAGGACTTGACTATTTTAATATTCCTAAAGAATACCAAGAAAAAGATCCTTCAGATTTTATAAAAAAATATGGTAAAGAAGCTTTAAGAAAGCTTATGAGTAAAAAAGGATATGACAATACATGAAAGAATTTTAGCTCATTCCATTAGAACAGGAGATTCAATTTCTAAATCTTCTAAAGCTTTTGGAAAAGGTAAAAATTTTATCCACCAGTCTATCATGAATGCTAATACATCCGCTCAAAGGATGTTTAGACTTCGCGAAAGACTTGTTGGACTACCCCTTCCTTATAAAGGAGGGGACCCGAAGAATGTACTTATAATTGGAGATACACATTTTCCATTTATGAGAGAAGGATACCTTCTTCACTGCCGAGAGGTTCAAGAAAGATATAATTGTGGTACTGTAGTACATATTGGAGATGTTATAGATAATCACTATAGTAGTTTTCATACTTCAGATCCAGACGGATATTCAGCAGGAGAAGAATTAACTAGAGTAAAAGACGATTGTTTCATAGCTAACAAAATGTTTCCTGAGGTTAAAGTATGTCGTGGAAATCACGACTTAATACCTTGGAGAAAAGCTATGGAAGCTAAACTCTCAAGAGATTGGTTACATGATATTAACGATGTTTTAGGACTAGATGGATGGGAATGGGCAGATGAATGGGTCATAAACAATATTCGTTATATTCATGGAACAGGAACTTCTGGAGAGTTTGCTGCTTATGATAAAGCTTTGAATAGAAGAATTTCTACAGTTCAAGGCCATATTCATTCTGCAGCCAATATTAGATACTCAGCTTCTCACAAAGATATAATCTTTGGGATGCAAGTTGGATGTGGAGTAGATGAAGAGTCTTGGGCTTTTGCCTACAATAAAGGATCTAAAAAGAAGTGGATAATATCTTGTGGGGTTGTTATAGATGACAAAGCTATAATTATTCCTATGGAATTATGATAGAACACTTTAATTTTCATGAATCTTGGGTTCCAATAGTAAAACCAGCTATAGAAAGCCAAGATTTTTTAAGAGTTCTTAAGAGAATTCAGTCTGGTAAGGTAACTCCGCACCCTACTCAGATGTTTAGAGCTTTTGAGATGCCTCTATCTGAGGTAAGATTAGTATTTTTAGGACAAGATCCCTATCCACAACCTGAAGTGGCTACTGGACTTGCTTTTGCAAGTAAAGAAATGACTCCATCCCTTCAAATAATGTTAGAAGAATTAGAAAAGACCCCAGATTTCAATGAATTTTTATTTTTTCAGAATACTGAATTACTGCA